GTCGCCATCGTCGCCGTAGCCGTAGCCGCAGCCGTGGCCATCGTCGCCGTAGCCGTAGCCGTAGCCGTTGCCGCTGCCTTCGCCGAAGCCGTTGCCGTAGCCGTAGCTGTAGCCGTAGCCGTAGCCGTAGCCGGAACCGCCCAACACGGTGAACCGCTGGCCGGTAAGACGTGACATTGTTAGTAATGTTTTCATAACTTGAAGCTCCTCTCGTTGCCGTCGCCGTCGCCATGGCCGTCGCCGTAGCCGTCGCCGTATCTGTAGCCGTCGCCGTAGCGGTAGCCGTAGCCGTTGCTGTAGTAGTCGCCGTAGCCGTCGCCGTAGCGGTAGCCGTAGCCGTAGCCGTAGCTGGAGCCGCCGAACACAGTAAACCTCTGACCAGTAAGGCGTGTCATTGTTAGGTGTGTTTTCATATTCACGTCTTGTTAAGAAGTTCCTGTAGCTGCTTCTCCGCTTTCGCCTTTCCTTCTTCTCCAACAAAGATGTTGCCGACTACGTGGCGACCATCTGTTGCAACAAACCCCACGTAATAATCCACATCGGTGATAACAGGGTCGCCGTCTTTGTCTCGCCCCCATTGGTTGCCTGATAGTACCTGGAGTCTGCGGGGGACCCCATCGCTGCATTTATATAGTCTATCTTTCATCGTCTTGTTACGGTTGGTGTTGGTGTGAGTTCAGCGTCGAACTTCCAATCCTTGCTGCAGCCGACGTATTTGCGAACAGTCGAGTGAGATATGCCCATCCTGTCTGCGATAGCTTCCATCGTCATGTTCGTCCGGAAGTAAAAGAAGTTGATCTGTTCAACCTGTTCTTTGGTTATTCGATTAGGCATAGAACTCTGCGGTTAAACCATACACACCTACATACCGACCGTCCTCACGAGTGAGGACGGTCGGACAGTAGAAAAATGCAAAGGTTGTTTGGTAGTAGGGCAGGTCTTTCATCCGATCAACTTGCTAAGGGAGGCTTTGATCTCTTCGCGAACAATCTCACGAACACGTTCCTCTGTGACAGAGGGGGCAGCAGGAGCAGGAGCCGCCCGGGTTTCAACCAAGTCAATGAGACTTCTCACGAACTCGTTGCCAATATCGACAGGGCCCTTACCCCCCTGAACGGGCGCAGCTTCTTTACGCGGCTCGGGCTCGGGCTCAGGCTCGGGCTCGGACTCAGGCTCAGGCTTAAGATGCTCCAGGACACGCCAAGGACGCCCACGCCGACAGGCAATGCGCCTGACAGTGAGCCTGATAGTGTGCCTGAC